AAAATCCCCAATCACAAATAAAATATTTGTAGTTATAAACAATTACGGTCAGATTATCGAGGACCCTTGTTAAAGAAAATATAAATCATGGCAGAAAGAACTATTGGTCTACGACTAAAAATAGATGGGGTTGAACAAACAATCACCAATATCAAGCAATTAGAGTCTTCAATTACAACTGCACGAGATAAACTTGGCACTGTTGCAATTGGTTCTAAAGAATTTAAAAGATTAACAGGTGAAATTCAAAAAGCCGAAACTGAATTAGGTAAGTTAAGACAGCAAACTGAAGGTATTGGTTTCGAAAAACAACTTGAAGGTTTTGGTAAATTCACAGGTGGTATCACATCCAGTTTTGCGGCTGCGACTGCTGCAGTTCAATTATTTGGTTCTGATACCGAAGAAGTAAGTAAAGCAGCTGCTACTGCTCAGAATTTATTGACCGTTGCAATTGGTGCTCGAGGTATTGCAGAAACAATTGCGGGAGCTAAAATTGTTGCAACAACTGTTGCGACTAAAGCTCAGACTATTGCAACTAACATTGCAAATTTATCTTTAAAATCATTATATGCAACAATGGTCGCCAATCCAATTGGGGCTGTCTTAGCTGTGGTTGGTGCTTTGGTTACTGCGTTTATTGCTCTTTCTGATTCAACTAAAAAACAAATTACGGTTCAAGATGAGATTAATAAAGCGATGACAGTATCTCAAACAAAGACTGACACGCAAATCGCTAAAATTGAACAATTAAATAATGTAGTTCAGGATGTTACAATAAATGAAAAGACAAGAAATCAGGCATTATCTGAATTAAAAAAGATATTACCAGATATCAATGGATTGACTTTAAAACAATTAAATAATACAGATGCGTTATCTAAATCAATTGAGAGATATGTTGTAAAACTAAATAAACAAATTCAGGTTGAACAGCTTGGTGAATTGTTAAAACAAAAAGCTCAAAAATTAGATGAAGTTAAAAATAAATCATTAGAAGAGGAAATATCTCTTTGGGACCAAGTAGTTGGTTTTAGTTCTCCATATTATGCACAAATTAAAGCTGGTGAACGATTAATAGAAAATAGAAATAAGGCACAGAAAGAATATAATGAGGCGTTAGATGCGTATGTTAATGCAAGTGCAGAAGTTGCAAAATCTGATTTAGAAGCCGCAGCTACTGAACAAAAAAGATTAGACCAAATTGAAGCCAATAAAAAGGCGTATGATGCAAGTATTGCAAATCAAAGACGTAGAAATGAATTAATACAAAGTGAACTTCAAAAGAATCTTGCAAATTTAGAATTAGCGTATAAAGAAGAAGTAAAATTAGCAAGAGAAAAAGGTGAAGATGTTACCTTAGTTGAAAAGGTATTCTTAAAGAATAGAGCTAAATTATTTGAAGATTATAAGAAAGAATTTATTGCAATTCAAACATCAATATTCACTGAATTAAATACACTTACATCGGGAAGTTATTTGATTCAAGAAGCTGAATTAAAGAAAACACAAAAAGCACAAAAAGAAGAACTTGAAAAGTTTTATGCTGACTTAATTATTATTGCAGAAAAAAGTATAACAGAATCTGATAAATCTGTTATGGCTCAATCTAAGAATGTTGTTGAAGCTAAGAAAAAAGAATCTGCAGCATTAGAAGAATTAAATAAAAAAAGAGGAATCTTAGAAGGTACAATAGAACAAGGTAGAACACAAGCCATCCAAGATAATGCTAAAAAACAATTAAAAATACTTGAGGACAATTATGAAAAAGCGAAACAAGCAACAATAGCGGCACAAGATAAAGAAGCCAAACTTCGTAAGGAAAGGGGTGCAATTAATGAGCAAGAAATTGAAGAAGAGAAAGCTAAAATCAGAAAAGATTTTCAACAAACTGAATTAGCACAACAACAATTATTTGATGCTCAATTAGCTGCTCAAAGAAAACAAACCATCTTAGATGGTGCCAAAGCTTATAATGATATTTTAAATCAACAAGATTCTGATAGATTAAATAGAGACCAAGAAATTTTCTTAATGGAATTTGAGTTATTCAGTGAAAACGAAAAACGTAAAATTAGAGCAGCTGTTGAAGCTCAAGAAATTAGAAAGAAGAACGGTGAAGAATTAACTAAAGATGAAAAGAAAAAATTAGAAGAATTAGTTCAATATTATATTACTCAATATGATACCATATCAGAAGAAGTAAAGAAACGTAGATTAAAAGAAATTGAATATGGTAAACAAGCTATTGAATTTGACAAACAAAGTGTTGATGCAAGATTAGAATCTGAAACAGAATTTACTGAAAAATTATTAGAATTAAAAGACCAATTAATTGGTGAAGATAGTGTTAAAAAGAGAGAAAAAATAAATAAACAAATAGAATTACTTGAAGCAAAACATGCTCAAGAATTATTAAGAATAGAAGAGGATAAATTATTAAAAAAACTTGAAATCCTTAAAAAAGACCCAACATTAAATGAGGAAGAAAGAAAAAATATTGAATTCGCTATATTAGATTTAAAAAAACAATATGCTGATAAACAAATACAAATTGATAAACTTACAAATGAATTAAATATAAAACAATTTGATTTCTTTTTTAAAGAATTAACAAACAAACAAAAGAAGTCATTAGAATTATTAAGTTTTGCTGCAGACCAATTCTCAAGAGGTTTACAAGCCCTATCATCTGCGTTTGCACAATCTTTTACATTACAATTAGAAAGATTAGAAATTGAACATGAAAATCATATACAAACTATAAATGAACAAGATATTGCGGGTCAAGAAAAACGTAAAGAGGCTGATAAAATATATGAAGCACAGAAAAAAGAAATTGAAAAAGAAGCAAGACTTTCATCATTAAGATTTTCAATTGCTCAAACAATTGCAGATACTGCTTCGGCAACAATTAAAACATTTGCTCAATTTGGTTTCTCACCAGCGGCATATGTTGCAAACGCAATCGGTGCGGTTATTGCAATTGCTAACATTGCACAAATTCAACAACAAATTAATATGGTTAAATCCATGGCTCGTGGTGGTTTCTTACGTGGACCATCTCACGAACAAGGTGGAATCAAATACCAAGGTGGGGGTGTTGAGGTTGAAGGAAATGAATCTGTAATCAACAGACGTTCAACATTAGCATACGCACCATTACTATCACAGATAAACATGCAAGGTGGTGGTAAACCAATCTATGTGAATAATATAATGGATTCACGTATGGCTGAAATATTGGCGGCAACCAAACAAGAACCAATCAGAGCATATGTGTTAGAAAAAGACATTACCAAATCACAAGCTGTAAACAGAAGATTGGACCAATTAGCGAGTTATTAAACAAAAATATTTATTAAAATGGGATATAAAATCATTGAATTAGAAATTGATAACGATATTCTATCAGGTCAAACAGGTGTAGATAGTGTTGCGTTGGTTGAAATGCCAGCAATTGATACCGAATTTGTTTTCTTTGGTAGACAGAAATTTTATAAAGCACCCGATTACGTTTCACAAAAAGCGTGTAGGGCAATCAGAGAAAACGAAGAACGTGGAAATCCTGCGGGAACTCAGGTGGGTAAAGTAAGAGCACAACAATTGTGTAACCAATCTGAGATTTCTTTGGAAACAATTAAACGCATGAAATCCTATTTGGAACGTGCGGCAACTTACAACACAGGAAATTGGGATGATAAAGGAACCATCGCCTACGGATTATGGGGTGGTGAGGAAGCTCTTAAATGGGTTGATACCGTATTATCTCAACTTGAGAATCAAGAAATGGATATCGATACATCCAATCTACCACCTTATGTAAATTATCCCACTGGTGAGACAGAAAACAACATGTTGATTAAACCAATATTGTTTGTTGAAAAGATACCAGGTGAAGGTAAGGATGATTATCTACAAAGATGTATTCCCGTTTTAAGACAAGAAGGATACGATGAAGACCAAGCGGTTGCAATCTGTATCGATGAATACAAGAACTTTTCCCAATGTGGGAATTGTTCACAATCAAAATATGCCGAGGTTGGACCTCAAGGTGGAATTAAAGAATCTGATAAAGCACCAAAATCTGATACCCCAAATCCTAATCCAAAAGGTGAAGGAACAGCGAAGGGTGATGCATCAACAACAAGAGGTGCAGAAGTATCCGCAAGAGTTGAAGAAATATTGCAGAAAAAATCAGATGAATTTAATGAAAGATATAAAGACAATTTAGGATATGGTGTAAATAAGGGAATGTTGAAATCTGTATACCAACGTGGAGTTGGTGCATACAACACATCTCATTCACCATCGGTTAATTCTGCAGAACAATGGGCACTGGCAAGAGTCAACGCATTCTTATACCTTGTTAAAAACGGAAGACCTGAAAATCCCAAGTATGATTCTGACTTTGATTTATTACCAAAAGAACACCCAAAATATTCTGAGAAAGTAGAACAATCAAAAGAAGAATTTACATTGATTGGATACATGGATGGTATTCCATATTTCTCAAATCCCGTGGACGCAGAAGCATACGGTAAAATCAATTATAACTGTGAGGGATATCATGTACATCAAGATGAAAACGGAAATGATGTATACATGTCTTGTGCAACTCACGATGAAATAAGTGATGGTGGTGTTGAACTCGAATCACTATTGGCACAAGGATGGGTAATTGAGGATATCCAAGAGGTTAATCCTGAAGAATTATTACAATCAGTTAGACAGAAATATTCTAAAATAACTGAACAAGAATTTTATAGAATAGTTTCAGACCCGAATGAAAATTCAATACAAGATTTTGCTGGTGCAAAAATCAGATACGTTTATGTATCAGGAATGGGTTCAGACCTGATTGCAACCAGTAGAGAGTTTTGTAGAAGAATGATGGGTGGTAGACAGTTCGTATTCCGTTATGAAGATATCATGAGATTGAACGCAGAAATTACTGCGGAAGATGTGGAAAGAACAATTATTCCAAGACCTGTTGGAACTCAACCTGATATCATGATGTATAAAGGTGGAGCAAATTGTCGTCACTATTGGTTACAATTAATCTTTGGAAACCCAAATCCAAACGTGGGTTATGAAGAAACAATTACCAACAGAAAATACGATGAAATTAGAAAGGCAGAAATAACCAATCCTGCAACAGGTCAAGCTGGTATAGTTAATCCAAAAGCGAATCCACAAAAAGGTTCAAGAGATGGATTTAACCGTGGTGTAAACAGAATGATATTGGTTGACATCGATGATACCTTATTCGATGGATTAACACCAAATCAAGATGTAATTGATTACGTTAATTCCAAGTTTGGTGGATATAGAATTGCAATCATGTCAGCGAGAAACTCATCGAGAAGAGCTGAGACCATGAATCAATTGATGAAAGCTGGTGTCAAGTACGATGATTTATTCTTGGTTGAATCTCCATACAACAAACAGAAAAAAGCCAAGGAATTAATGAATGATGGATTTAGAATTGTTGAAGCAATTGAGAATAATCCAATGACAAGACAAGATTATAGAAGTCTTGGTATTTTAAAAGTTACCAATCCTGATTCATTCTCGAAATTAATTCCAAATGGATTTATTCAAGGTTTGCCAGTATTTGAAGATAAGGTTATGGCTCAAGATTATTCTTATGAGAATGGTTGTGGTGGAATTGTTGAACCTGTAAATTATATGGGCAAACAAATGTACCAATCTTGTTCTTACAACTCAAACAAAAAAGAGGATTTCAGTAAGATAGAATTTGCCAAGGATAACGACAAGAGAATGATATTCGGACCCTTGATGTTACCTAACATTTTAATACCACGTATTGAAGAAGAAACTGGTGAGAAATACTTTGTGAAATTCAAACCTGAAACCATTGAAAAAATTCAAAGAAAATTCATGATTGATGGGTACCAAAGAAATACCAATTTGGAACATTCAAATAAAACATTTAACGATGTTGTTTTGGTTGAGAATTGGATTGTAGAAAGTGCTCAAGATAAAATCTATTCATTTGGATATAATCAAAATCAAATTCCAATTGGTTCATGGGTTGGAGGATATTATGTTTTACCAACCAAAGAAGGTGATAAGATTTGGGAAGAATTAATTAAGACAGGAAAAGTAAAAGGATTTAGTGTTGAAGGATTCTTCAATCTTAAATTCTTCAAAGAGCAATTTGATAAAACTGATGATGATATTCTATTGGAAGAAATTATTCATATTTTAAATTCAGTAGAGGATTGAATTATCGTCAATAAACAAGTATAATATTTATCTTATACATAAAATAAACAATTAAAATTTTATTATGAAAGCACACGATGCAATAAACAAAATCAAGGAGATGCTTAACCTTTCTTTCAAGAAAGAAAGTTTTGCAACTACGTCTTTGGAAGATGGTACGGAAGTGACCAACAACTTAGACTCTGATTTCATGATTGGTCAAGTTCTTTATGTAGTAGGTGAATCAACTTTAACACCAGCACCGGCAGGTACTCACACAACTCGCGAGGGTTACAAGATTACTGTAGATGCTGAGTCAGTTATTGTGGCTATTGAAAGTTCAGTATCTGATGCTGAAAAAGAAACCACTGATGAAACTACTGAAGAGAACATGTCAGAAGAAGCAGAAGCTATTGTTGAGGAAACACCAGCCGCTATAAAAGACGAGGTCATCGCTGAAGTTGTAGATGCTTTACTTCCACTTGTTGAAGAAGTAAAAACTCTCGCTGAGGAAATGAAAAAATTAAAGACAAAAATGGAGGCAGAAATGTCTTCAATAAAAAAGGATTTTGATTCATTCAAAAAATCACCTGAGAAATTCTCTGTAGTAGAAAAAAAGACCTACAAAGAAACTATGGATGATTACAAATTGGATATTATCAAATCAATGAGACGTTAATAAAAAATAAACTAACAATTAAAAACATGGAAAAGAATAAAAAATTCAACTTCAACTATGACCTTGCTGCGTTACCAACGTACAACAGCTATGGTTCAGATATGTTGATTAAATCCATTTTGGGATTAACCCTTCCAAAATATGCTACAGTTCGTCCTAACTTAAAAGGAACAACCGAGAAAGTTGGTTTCGTAACCAACGATGTAATCTTACAAGACTTAGATTGCGGATTCTCACCAACAGGTGCTACAACCCAAAACTTGGTAACTGTAGACCTTTGTAATAAAAAAGTAAACCAACAACTTTGTCCTTACGATTTGTATGACACATATTTGTCACAGTCTCTTTCAAACGCTAACTTCCAAGAGTCAGTTCCATTTGAAGAAGTAATCTTGACAGATATCTCTAACAGAATCGCTAACCAAGTTGAAAAACAATTATGGCAAAATACAGTTGCTACAGGTGGTACTTACGGTTCAGCTTGTTTCAACGGTGTTGGTGCATTAATCACTTCAGGTAATGGTGCTACTCAAATCGCTTACACAGGTGCTACTTCATCTAACGGTTTGGATGTATTCTCTACTATCTACCAAAACATTCCTTCTAACGTATTGCACAGAGATGACTTAGTAATTTACTGTTCTTATGCTAACTACAGAGCGTTGGTTGCTTCTATGAGAAACAGTTCTTTTGTGAACTTGTTCACTCTTGATGCTGCTGGTGCTGCTTCAGGTGAAGAGTGGTCTTTGGTTCTTCCTGGTACTAACGTAAGAGTTATCCCAACTGTTGGTCTTGATGGTGTAAATGCGTACTACGCAGGTCCTGCATCATACTACATGTTCGGTATGAACTCTGAAATCATGACAGTGAAGTCAATCTACGACCCATTTGAAGACATCGTTAAGATTATGGCTAACGTAACTTACGGTATCGGTGTATTCGACCCAGCTTCATTCTGTATCTGCAAATAATGCATAAAAATAAACTTTAAATTAACTAACGAAAAATTATGGCAAGTTGTTATATCGATAATGGTTACACTCTTGATTGTCGTAACGAGTCTACAGGTGGTATCAAATCCCTGTGGATTTTGGGAGACTCAGGTTCAACCATTACATCAGTTACCTATAATGGTGACCAAGCGATTACCAGTATTTCTGGTACGGGAACTTTTTATAAGTTTGAGTTAGTACGTCAATCTTCTTCTTTAACTGAAGACGTATTGGTAAACGATACTAACCAATCTATAGTGTTCCAACCTACAGTGGTAGTTAACCTACCCAAATTAAACCAAGCATTGAGAAATCTTTGGTTTGAATTAATCAAACAGAACGCATTGTACATGATTGTTCTTGATAACAACGACCGCTATTGGGCCGTTGGATTCGAGAATGGTGTTTACATCAGTGCGGGACAGATGTTATCAGGTTTAGCGTACAATGACGCTAACGGCGTGAATTTGACCTTTCTAGGCGGTGAACCGAACCCGTCTGCTGAAATCGTTGTAACTACAACTTTGGACGCTGTGTGTCAAGGTATCAACGTTAACGCTGAGTAATGATATCTAAATTGGATACCGAAAAGGGGGCGTAAAAAACCCCCTTTTTATTTATCCTATAAAATAAATTACTTATATTTTTAAAAAACATTATGGGATTCAATTGGGGAGGAAAAAAGTGGCGACCAGCAAATGTACCGAAAGGGCAACCAAAAATTAATCAATCTATTGATGAGTTATTAAAACCGTTATCTGAAAAGAAATGGAAAGGTAATGTTTGGGGTTCTCAAATTATGAACGTTGAAAAGG